CCAACGGCATGCTTCAGGGAAACCGTGTGCTCTGGGGCACCCTCGGGAGGGCCAGAAGGCCGAACGTCTTCGGGTGGGGCGTCGCTCCGGGCTTGGCTCCGCTCGGCCGCTCGCCGCCGAAGAAGCTCTTGCACGGCTCGTTCACTGACCACTTTAGGAAAGACGGGGTGAGAGCCCGAACGGTTCGGCAGCGATCGATGACCACCCCCAGAGCCAATGTCGGTCAACAGAAACTCAAAGGCGAGCTGGTCACCGGCCAGCATTGCCCGATGGCGAGCTACTTTGGCCGGTAGGCCCAAGGCCCTCGACTCGTCATAAGCGATCAGAATGCGCTCTCGCGCATAGGGGGTGATCTGGTCGACCAGATCGGTCCCCCAGAGTGTCAGGCACCCGGCGAGGGCGGCGGCACAGATCATGGCTCATGTCCTCCCAAGAAACGCATTGGCCGCGCGTGCGATTTTCGGCGACAGGCGTTCCTCATTGTATTATCGGTCGGGGCATGCCGATCAGCGAGACCCTTTTTGAAGACGCTTTTCAGTCGTACTTCGACAACGCCGACTATGACGCCCCGGCCAATGTCGCGAAGTGCCGAGCCTTCATTGCGGCTTGCCGCAAACTATTGGCTTTCCCTTCCCGTGCCAGCCAAAACTCCGTCGACAGCGAGTTCAACAAAACGGTGATCGCCGGCGAGTTGCAGCGGGCTCGACAGTGGCTGGCTCTCCACGCCGAAGGGGCCAGCGGGAGTAGTGGGGGTGTTCTCCGGTTTAATCTGGAGGACCGAGCGTGAGGAAACTCGCGACCGCGACCCTACCCAGCCACTTCGAAGAGCTCCGCAGCGACTATGCCGCGATGCGTTCGTCGAGGTTTCGCCGTCGTCGGGTTGGCTTGGCCCCCGGAGGGGCCGCGGCGGACTGGCACTACCGGACTGAGTCTCAATACCTCCAGCTGATGGAACAAGCCCGCGACATGGTGCGTAACGATGTCGCTGTGAAGCCCCTGGTGCAGCGGGTGGTCGACAACACAATCGGCTCCGAAGGTTACTCCATCGATCCCAAAACCGGAGACTCCGGGCTCGATGCAGAAATCAAAATCCGGTGGAAGCGATGGTCGAACGATGCCGACGCCGTCGACATTGCCGGTGAGCGGACGTTCGTCGACTTCGAACGCTCGGCGTTTCAGTCCATGCTCGTCGATGGTGACATCCTCTTTGTCGGGCTCGACACTGGGCACTTACAGCCGTTCGAGGCTCACCGCCTCCGCACCCCCTCGAACACTCGTCAAAACTGCGTGTTCGGCGTGCTGCTCGACGACTATCGCAAACGGCTCGAATACTGGGTGACCAAGGAAGACGTGTCGAGCTTGCGGTCGGTGTCTCGTGTCTCTGACATGCAGCGATATCCGGTCCGTGACGCCGACGGATGGCGACAGGTTTTCCACGTCTACAACGAATCGCGTGTCACGGCGACCCGTGGCATTACGGCGTTTCACGCCATTTTCGACACACTTGGACAATTCGACGACATTCAGTTCGCAAAGATGGTGCAGCAGCAAATCGTCTCGTGTTTCGCCATTATCCGGGAGCGGATGACCGATTTTGATGGCACGGGCGGCACGCCGAAGTACGGGGCCGAACGTCTCGAAACCGGCTCCGACGGATCGTCTCTGCTGACCCAGGGGATCGGACCGGGCATGGAGATCCGCGGTCAGCTCGGCGAGACGATCAAGGGTTTCAGCCCCAGCGTCCCGAACGCGGAATTCTTCGACCACGTGCGGCTGATTTTGATGCTCGTCGGAATCAATCTCGGCATTCCGCTGGTGATGTACCTGATGGATGCCAGCGAGACAAACTACTCCGGCTGGCGCGGGGCGGTGGAGCAAGCGAAGATCGGGTTCCGGGCCAACCAAGAGCAGTTTAAGCGTCGATTCCACCAATGGATCTACTGGTGGAAGTTGCGGCAATGGATGATGGACGATCCCGCGATGGCTAGAGCGGCTGCTCGCTTGGGAGACCGCTTCTTCGACCATCAGTGGAATACGCCCAACTGGCCCTATATCGACCCGACCAAAGATGCCTCGGCCGACATCTTACAGCTGCGAGGTGGGCTCACCAGTCCCCGACGGCTGCAGCAAAGTCATTCGCGTGATTGGGACGACGTGTCGTCGGAAATGGTCGAAGACTATGCCCTGGCCATTGGCAAGGCGAAACGGCGAGCAGCTCTACTCAATGCAGAATTCCCAGACGACGATCCGGTCCATTGGCGGGAACTTCTCCCCCTGATCATTCCCGATGGCCTGAAGATCAACATCGATACGGCCGGCGAGCCGACGGCCGGGCCGCCGGCCACCAGTCGACGTGGCCGGTCAGGAGGAACCCATGCCTAAGTCCGAGCTCGCCCGTTTGATCTCCTCGATTCCGCATCTGGACCAGTACAGCGGTGTCTGGATGGTGGAAGAGGATCGCTGGCGGAGCAACCTGACGGCCATCCAGTCGATGGATTTAGTGGCCCACATTCAAGCGTCGCAAGCTGAGCAGGCGACGCAGAAGCAGTCTGGCTCCCCCAAAGCGGGGAAACCCTATCCCGTCGATCGGGGGCTCGCTCGCTTCGACTTTGTCGGGACCATGACCAAGTACGGATCGAGCTTCTCCGCGGCGCCCGGAATGGTGCAGGCACGGCGAGCGATCACCCAAGCGGCTGCTGATCCGGACGTCGAGTCTATTTTGCTGGTGTTCGACTCGCCCGGGGGGACCAGCGCCGGAGCCCGAGAGTTGGCCGACGCCGTCGCGAAGGCGGCCCAGCGCAAGCGGGTGGTGGCGTACGCCGATGACCTGATGGCCAGTGCCGCTTACTTTGTGGCCAGTGGAGCGAGCGAGATCGTCGCCAGTCAATCGGCGATGGTCGGCTCAATCGGCACGTACGCCATTTTGACGGACTGGTCAGGGCTCTACGCAAAGGACGGAATCAAGGTCCATGTCATTCGGGCAGGCGAGTACAAGGGGTCGGGCTCACCTGGGACGGAGATCACGGCCAAGCAGATTGACGAACTGCAGCGGATCGTCAACGGGGTCAACGCACCCTTCGTGGCGGCCGTGCAGCGTGGACGACGTCTCACGACCGAACAGGCCCGACTGCTGGCCGATGGACGAATTCACTTGGCGGCCGACGCTGTGGGGCTCGGCCTGGCGGACCGGATCGAGTCTCTCGAACAGGTGATCGAGGAACTCAGTGCGAAAGGACGCAAGCGAATGAGCGACGAAAACATGCCGAGCCGACAGGCGGCCACGTTCGCCGATCTGAAGGCGATCAGTGGAGATGAGGTTTTCATCTGTGAAGCCCTCGACAAAGGAATGACCATCGCCGAGGCCCAAGCTCACTGGACCGGCAAGCTGCATGCGAAGCTATTGCGGCAAGAGAGCGAGCTCAAGGCCCGCGACGAACAGATCGCCACGTTGACCGCCAAAGTGGCCGAGCTCGAAACATCTCTCTCGTCTAAGAGACTACCCGGCGCCGCTCCGCTGGCCGATGGCAAAAAGGGTGCCCCCGAGAGCGAAGCCGGAGACTGGGACTCAATCGTGGCTCAATATGTCCGTGACAACCCCAAGGCGAGCAAGGCCGAGGCCATCAAGGCGTGTCGCCAGTCGCACCCCGACGCCTACGCCACGTGGATGGGAGCGGTGAACCAAAACGGCCTGCATTTGGTCCGTCGCTAAAGGTCTGACGCTGGGTGGTCTCAGCCACCATCGAACCGAGGAAGGAGAGTGCCATGAGTGCCATAAACAACCCAGGCCCGACGATGTCGTTTGTGCCCGGTGCCGCAATGTCGCGAAACGCGGCGGTCAAGATCGTCTCGGGTAAGCTGCAGCTCGCCGTGGCTGCCGACCTGAACTGGATCGGGCATCTCGATGCCCCGACCTTTGCTGACACCAACCCCCCCCTGGTGTCTGTCCGTCTCCGGAATCCACCGGTGGCGGTGATCGCCAGCGAAGCAATTGCCACCGTCGGCGCCGAAGTGTTCGGTGCCGCATCGGGCAAGATTGCTGCCACCGGCACAGTCAAGAGAGGCGTGCTGCTGCAAGCGGCGGCGGCCGACAACGACGTTGTTTTGATGATGCCTTACTAAATCGAGCACCCCATCCCGCTCGTCACCGGCCGACAACGGGACCATGAAAGGAGACCCTCATGCCTACCCCGAGTAGTTCGCTCGCGACGCTGCGGCCGGATCTATCAGGAGCGTTCGAGCAATTTTCTCTACGAGAGAATTTCCTCAGCTTCGCGGCGACGCGACTACTGACGACGATCGAAGTCCCGAAGGCCGACGGCAACTTCGGCATCATTCCGCTGGCTCAGTTGGCCAAGCGGCAAAACACGAAACGAGCGGTCAAATCCGCGTACAACCGGGGCGATTTCCAGTTTACTCCCGCCAGTTATCAGACGACGGAGTACGGCTGGGAAGAACTCGTGGATGATCGCGAGGCGGCGATGTACGCCGACTACTTCGACGCCGAGCTGGTCTCGACCGACCGAGCACTCTTCCGCATCATGCTCGACTTTGAGCTCGACGTTTTCTCGATCCTGCAATCGACCACGGTGTTCACCGGTCAGACAACCAACCGTTCGGCCGTGTGGACCGACTACGCGAACAGCAAGCCCGTCGACGACGTCAAACGGGCTCGTCTGGCGGTCTACGGCCGCACCGGCATCATGCCCAACACGGTAGCGATGAGCCCGCGAGCGTTCGAACACTGTATCGAGTCGATGCAGGTGATCGATCGACTGCAGGGCCGGGGGGCCGGTATCCAGGCTCTGGCTCCGCAGATCACGGTGCAGCAGCTCGCGGCCGTGTTCAACGTCGACCAGGTCGTCATTTGCGGCGGCACCTTCGACTCGGCCAACCTCGGCCAGCCCAGCTCCATGGCGGAAGCTTGGAGCGACAACATCGTCTCGGTGCTGCACGCGGCTCGCTCAAACGACTTCCGCTCTCCGTGCCTGGGTCGCTCCTGGCACTGGGCCGAAGACGGGTCAATGCCCGCCGGTGTGATGGAAAGCTACCGCGATGAAACCGTGCGAGGGACCGTGATCCGGGCCCGACGCCAGATGGGCTTTTCGCTGCTGTATCTGCAGATGGCCCAGCTCATCACAAACGTCACGACCTAACCGGTCGACGATTCAGCAAGGAAAATGGGGGCTCGTCCCTCGTTGACCCTGGCGGGGCAGAGCAGAGCCGGGCTCTCCCCGCCAGCAGGGTAACCGGTCTGAGGGACGGATCGATGTTCGGTAGCCTGGCCCAATTGGGGCGGCAAGTGATGCTGGCCACCTGCGGTGAAACCGGGGCTACCCTCATTCCGGCCGGGGGGGGACCAAGCGTTGCGCTGTCGGTCATCGACGTCCAAGACTATCGAGAGCGACGCGACGAAAACAACGGCCAAGACGAAATTGTCTCCGCGCGGCTGCTGATTGCGACGACGGCGACCATCCGCCTTTTAGTGGATCGCATCGAGTGGAAAGGGATGACGTTTACCCCGAGTCGCCTCGAGTACCGTCGCGGCGGCTTGGTTGAGGTGGATCTGGTCCGGATCACCAACGCCCATCGATCGCGGCCGAGCTACCAAGGGGGTGTCTGATGGCCCATCCGACCACCACCCGACCGACTCTCGTCCTGGATGGATCCAGCCGACTAGCCCGATCGAGCGGTCTCAGCCTCTTGGTGGGACAGAACCTTGGAATCGCGTGCTGGATTCGGCCGACGTCGACCGGTCCCCTTCGCTATGTGCTCGAGTACGGGCCCGCGGGCTCGCAGGCGTTATCACTGATTCACCAGGTCGACGGTCGGTTCTTGTTCGGAGCCACGAATACCGGCTTGGTGACGTTCTCGGTGACCAGTCCAGTCGCGTTTCCGCTGGGCAAATGGCTCTTCGTGGAAGCCGTGATCAACGTCACTGCGGGTCAAATGTCGCTAGCCGTGACTCCCGAAGACCAAACCACGGTCTCGACCCCGAGCGCCGGAGCGTTCTCGGGGACGCTGCTGGTTCCTGGGCCCTCGATCCCGTTTTCTGCCGGGAAGAGCGAAACCCTCAATGGATTGGTGGGATCGATGGCCGGACTACTCGTCTCGCGTCGACCGCCCACGACCGAGGAACGGATCAGCTTGTTTGCCAGCGGGTCCGGCCGACGCTGGTGGGAGATGCGGCCCGACACCCGAACGAGCGCGATGGCCGCTTGGGAGTTTGACGGATCGGGACTCGACAGTTCCTTCAATGGACTCGTACTGGATCTGTCTGCAGGGGCACCCACCTACGCCAGTCGCACCGTCCCCATGCTGGCCGAAGGTTTACTGGCCGGTCCACTGAGAGGAATGGCCGAACTCATCGCATCGTCCGTGGCGTTCCAATGGGGTTGCGGGGTCAGTAGTGAGGGGGCGGCTCGCGACCGAGTCTACATTGAGGCCGAATACGACGCCGATCAACTGGACCGACCTTTCGCGTTGGTGATGGTGGATCAATCCACCGGCGACGAACCCTCTCGTACCGTCGGCTCGCGCGTAAGTGTTCGGTTTGAGCGGAGCATGGATGGGAATAGCGACACGGAAGCAAGCCGTCTTTTTTTTCTGCATTGGGTGTCGATGATCGTCCGGCAGATGATCGAGAACGCCGAGCAGTCGGGCCGACTGATCGTCCATGTCGCCGAGATCGCCGAGGCTCTCGGGGTCACTCGACCGGCTGAGACAGCAGCCCCGTTGGCGTTCGCGTCGCAGGTCACCTTCGTGGTGGGGGGAAGACCATGAAGGGTTACCGGCTCCAGGTGCAGCTGGCATCGACACGAGCACTGTTTGCCGGATCACGCCGCAGCGAACAGGCCTGGAAACAGGCATGGGAGAACGCGGGACGAGTCGCCGCGCGAGAATGGCTCGACGAATACTTGCCGCTGCACTTCGAGGCAGGCAGCTCGCAGCGGTACCGATACGCCCCACGCAATCCCAGATGGAATCGTGCCAAGGCTCGCGGTAAAGCCTGGGTCGCTCGAGGGGTGTTCATTCGGATCCCGACACCACCGACTGCGCTCGTCTGGAAGGGACAATTGCAACAATCAGCCTTGGCCAACCGGCGGCTCCATCGCATCGAGTCCGTGGCTCGCATGTGGCAAGGTCGGCCCATGTTTCGCGTGCGGGTGCGGATCCCCCTGCCGCACCCGTTGAATCCGAAGAACCGAGGCGAATTGACCCGGATGACGCCGACGGAAGCTCGCACGCTGGCCCGACTCGTCTTCAAACATTTCAAGGCCAACGCCAAGCGAGTCCGCCAGCGAATCGTGCAAACGGTGTCGTCGTAGTCGCCGAGAGGAGAAAGCCATGCCGCAGCCCTATGTCCAAGGTCCCGTGGTGATCAATGGTGGGACCACCATCAAGGCGATCAACGACAAGAGCGAGGATTTCGGACAAGAGGCGATGACAGCCTTTGCGAGCCATCGTCCCTACCCGTCGTTTGTCGCGATCAAGAGCGCAGAACCGACCGTGCCGATCAAGACCACCGACCTAAAGTCGTTGCTGGCCTCTGTCAATTTGCTCAGTGGCCGAAAAATCGAGCCTGCCAGTTTCGTGGACTCGTTTTTGGTGGCCATCGAAGACGGCGGTGTACGACTGACGGCCGCCGTGCACCATCGGACCCGAATCAACAAAGGGCTTTGGTACATCAAGACTCTGAGTGGAAGTCGTAACCAGCCGGTGACGGCCGACACCGAAATCTGCGTCACCTA